GTGCCGCTGGCAATTGCATCATTAAGATTACCAGAAAGATCCGCAGTCAGTTCACCATTACCAACAACATCCGGAGCAACAGGAGAATCACTGACTGCATTCGGAGCATTGAAGTAATCATGAACACTCTTATAAAGATCCTTAAGCTTACTAGGATTTTTAAGAGCAAGAGTACCAATAGTAGTCAACACATCCTTGCTGGATAGTGCAGCTTTCTTATTAGTAGTTTGAGTAGTAGTTGCATTTCGCTGTGCAACTTGGGCGGCCGTGCGAGTCAGCAAATCATTGATTAACTGAGTATTCACGCTGGAGTTATAAAACCCAGCAGCATGTTGTCCGCCAGCTACAGCAGATAAACCACTATTGCTGCCGAGAATATCATTAATCTGAGCCTGAATGCCGGCCTGAGAAATATTAGTACCAGTAGTGGTAGTGGTCTTTTGATCCTTTACTAACGTGAGCAAGTCAGTAATGTCTTTAAGACCATTATCATTCTGCATCGTTTGAATAGCCATAACAATTCCTTATTTAGCAGTATTCTTAGTTGCAATCATATTCGTAATAAACGGCATAATATTAGTAACGGCACGTTCACCGAACAGAAAGCCAAGAACAAGGAAATTAACTATCCAGAATGCATTGGGAATAATTTGACCGTCTAGTTTCCAAGAGCCATTGAAAACCATGAAGTCAATATACATAGCAGCAAATCCCCAAATAGGCCTTTGACTTCCACGAAGGAACAACATTAAGGCGCCAAAATACGGAACTGACTTAAGATCACTTGCAGTACCTTCATACATTGCAATGCGATCATTAAGATCCTTTTCAGCGTCTTGGACTAACTTAGCATCCGCAATTCGTTGCTGAAGTGCTGCATTCTGAATAGCTAATTCAAGATTAGTTTTCTCTTGCTCCGTCATACTCGGAGGAAAGTAGGCCTTAACTGCACCTACAATAGTATCACCAAGAGTGGCGGCGCCAGTAGAAGCTCCACCAGTTAAAGCATCAAGTAAACCTGAAAGAACACCCACGGCGCACCTCAATTCATTTATGTACAAATTCAGCAAAAGCTATAACCGCACTACCAAAGATACCTAGTACGAACCAAGCTCCAATAGTACGATTAATCCAGCTAGCTACAACTTTTTCTAATGCTGCAACCTCTTTAGCAGCTGTAATTTTATTATCTTCAACTGTCTTATTGAGAACTCCGACTTGAGTTTCAAGATCCCCAATACGCTGACCTTGAACCTTTTGTCGTTCATCAATAAGAATAACATCTTTAACTGCAGCTGTTAGGTCTTTTACTGCAGCCTCTAATCTCCCAACATCTTCTTGTGTGGCTAGCATAACTTCCTTGGTTACGAATGGTTTGTCCATCAAAGTGCCACTCCATTGAGATCGGTTAACCCAATCGCATATTTCTTATTTGCTAATAAGGATAGTACTTGTTTTCGTTGTACTGCACCGGGTCCTGAAGCAAAGGAAATATGCACCCAAGTATGTTCAAGAATCAGTTGATCGAATTTGACAGCATCACCAGTACTTAGTAGTTTCTTGCAGATATCTACCGGACTGCCAAATTTAGGACATACAAAATCAACTGCTTCACCTTTAGGATGTTGACTAGTTGGATTGTAAAATGCAGGAAGTGCTTGAAGTTGTGGACCTCGATACCAAGAATTAATCTTAATTGGCAATCGAAGAATACTGCGAACAAACTCCATATTCACTGCAGTGTTCTGACATGCATCCACTAAGTTAGCTGGAACACTATTATCAAATCCTTCTCGCTCTGCAGTATCACTATGCTCAACTTCATACCACGAGAAGTTAGTACTAATAAATCCTGAATGCATCATAGCTCCTTGTATTTCGCCGCCGGATGGAACATGAGAGTATTTGTATCAAGTGCAATACCTAATTGCTGAACTAACTTACCTGCTGCAACTGGAGCTACACTAGTCATACCACCATTAGTTCCTAAATAATAAGTAGCACCTGGAGTAAGTGTTCCGTTACCAAATTGCCACAAACCAAATGTTTGAACTTCAACACCAACACCATCACTGTTAGCAATGAAACCAATACAAGGTTTTGTATAATTAGAGTTATCAGCAAGATTAACAGTTGATAAATCGACTGCGCCCGTCTGACTAGTTACGAACTGACCTACAGATAAACTAACAGCAGAATGTGCAACAAACCTAGCAGCGGTAAATAGATCTATAAATTGTTGGAGTAATCTAATTGCATTGTGCAACTGATTCAGTTCATTATATAGATCTGGATCTTTCTTGTCATCAATACTAGGAACTGCTGGGAGTCTAGTGTCAGTTGTGAAGATAGCTGCAGTTTTAGCTGTCATCGCTTACCTCCAGGATGGAATTCAATGACGCCACTCTCTAAGTGAAACTGACCCTGTAAAAGTAAAGACACATTCTCACCTTCTGCGCGACACTTATAATGTGCTTGCCTACGAGTGTTATCAGTACTATCTGGAGCTAGCGTAGGAGTACTGCTGAATGTTTTACCGTACAAAGCAACCATTGCAGTCAATGAGAAATTTGCATAGTTATAGACATTCTCAATCCAAACTTCATCAAGAATCAAATTACGTGCGCGCACATATTGATACTTGCCAAGCAGGAGAGTGCCATTAGATCCACTAGATCGAGTATCGAAATTAACTGTTTGAACAGTTCCATCAGCTTGCAAGAATGCAATACTTTGCCTAGAGATTTCAGTAACACCCAGAACTGTGGAGAATAATTCAAAACACATTACATGATTAATACGAAGCTTACCCATACGAGTAGTCTTCGCATCATAAACAAGTGCGTGCGTTAAGGAATTAACTCCATAGGAAATAATAAGATAACGATTAGCAACAATAGCCAATCGCTTCTTCATTGTTTGCGTAAGTTCAGTTTGAGTAAATACTTTCAGTACATCATCGAAATCTTCAAATAACTTACCGGATACGAAATCAGTTACATCAGTAAGAATAACATCACATGATCCCATGCCAACAGATTGCAAACCACTAGTGGTATATGCAAAGTGACCATTGGTATTAGCATCAGTGGTCACTAAAGATCTATCAGTAACTCCACCTGAACCAACAATAGGTTGCGCATCAAAAGGATATCGACTATTCTGAGAATAGCTAGCAGCTACAATATTGCCAGTACCATAAATCAGGAAACCTTTAGTGTGCGGAACACAGCAAACAAGAGTACCTACCAATCCTTGAACTGCGCCGCCGCCAGCTCCAGTAATCAGAGATGGAGTGAAATCAGTTTCATTAATAGTAGAAGACCAGAAGATTGCACCAGGAGTTCCAGGATAAGAAATACTTCCGGATGCAGTAGCAGTCGCTGCATTGGAAACTGTGATATTAGCTCCGGAAACGGAAAGAACTGTAGTACCTGCAGGAAGTTGCGGAGCAGTAACAACTTGTCCAACAAGGATGTTCAAATTAATTGGGGGCGGCCCAACATAAGTTGAAACAATAACATTACTTCCGTTAGTGAAATTAACTGGAGTAGTGCCAGGAACACGAATGCTGCTCCAAGCAATTAAATAACCAAAACTACTAGTAAGGCCATTAACTACAGTAGTATCCAAACCGGTGAGAGTTACTGCATCAAAGTTCTTAGTGGTGAAATTAAAGATAAATGCACCAGCACTGCGCTGATAAATATAAGTCTTACCAGAGCAGAATGCAGTGCTAATAGGATTAGTGGTGTTTTGGCCAGTCGCACGAACAGTCCAAACTGGAACACTATTTTCCCAAGTTAACCAAGTGCCGTCAGTGGTAGTCGCAAAGAGTGCAAAATTACCTAAATCATCAAGAAGATTAAATACTTGAACAAAAGTATAACCACCAGTACTGCCTGCCACAATCGGAAGATATCCAATAGATTGGAATCCCTGAGCATGCGGCATCACGTTGTGTGCATAATAAATCTGCGGGATACCTACATCATGGTCAGTATCAGTACTGGCTTGAACTTGACGATTAAAGTTTTGATCTTGCTCACTAACGATAACAGTTCTCCCCCAGTTCTCTTGAACCAGAGGAAAACTGCGGGCACTAAGATTAATCCGTGTACGAATTTGTGCCATTTGATTCTCTTAATGGTAGAGCAATGCCCAATCAATATCGTCAGTACTTAGTGCGCTAGCATTGAGCGTGAATTGCCCTACTTGTTTATTGCTAATCCAGAAGTTTTTATTAGCATAAGTACCAAGTAACACACGATAATTAGTATCTGCTTCAGCAGCAGGAAGGACAACTGTTACTGCAAGAGCATTAGGAAAAGTTGCCTTTCCACTATACTTAATACCACCAACTTGTGCGGATGCAGGTGTTTGAGTTGGCTGAGTAATACCACCAGGTTTCGTAGTCATTTAGCACCCCATTTCCCAAACACGAACTGCACGGAAATTAACAGTATCAGCAGCACTACCATTCTGATTAACAATAGTTGCAGTTACATCACTACCATTATTCAGTGCAATACTTCTGGCTCCAGATGCGGTCAGCGGATTATTACCATTAACCCAACACACCGCATCGTATGTTTGATTACCAGAATCACGTCCAGTGATAATTGCATCAATAATATAAGTACCAGTATACGCTGCAGGAATAGTGAAACCAAACCAAGCAGAACCATTCAGATTAACAGTAATATTCTTAGTACCAGCAACACCGGAAAGGTCACCAGTTAAACGAACTCGAATCTGTTGAGTACCACTGGAAAACTGATTAGCTGCAATCCAAGGAGTAGGATTACTGCCATTAGGATAAGTTTTAATAGTATCTGCAGTGATAGTACCCGTATGAGGAACAAAGATTTGATCAATAGGAAGCATTAATTCACTAGTGAAATAACGTTCCCGGCCCATCTCAAGACTGAAAGAACCAGATTGATCTTGAATACCGTTGTTGTTATACAGGCAACTATTCTTAAGGATATTGCTATCCGCAGTGCGACGAGTACCAGCAGTTACGTTGTATGCAAAGCTAGAGAAATTACAGTTAGCCCTAGAGCTAGCAACTGCGTCAATACCAATAACACTGTTAACAGCCGTAGTATAGTCAACGTGTCCAGTGGCATTTTCTTGCAGAAGAATAGCAGCAGTAGTACTACCAAATACAAGAGGGCCAGTACCTGGAATATTAAAGTTATATCCACAATTGCCAAGAACAGTGGTTGCGCCAGTTGCAGTGCCGGTGAGAGTTACACTGGAAGTAGTGGAAGCAGTTACTAAATATAGTCCATTATACCCACTAGGTGTCATTCCTTGCATAACAAAATAGGAACCGACAACCGGAGCAGTGGATTGAACTGCAAAAGTAACAGTAATGGAAGTGCCATTACCGGAGCAACTAACAACTGGCAAACTAACACTAGTTTGAATACTGCCATTGTAACCAATGGTATGAGTTGAACCACTGATGGATTCCATACCAAAAGCGCAATTAGTGATAATGCCGCCTTCAACATAGGCGCGAGATTGTTGCCACTTGATGCCATTATCACAGTTATCTGCCCACACATTTTGTGTGTACAGAATACTAAAATCTTGCGCGACTACACCACTGCCATTGCCAGAGCTAATCCAATTGGTGCAATTAACATTGCGAACAAGAACCTTATTGTTACCACCGCACACAATACCACTCGTAGTGCCGGAACCGGCAATATCAAAAGTGCAAGTAGGTTTAGCAGGACGAACGACTGCAGGTCCTTGAACCACAAGATAATTCATTGAAGCTAATCCAGCTGCAATACTTAGAGCACCAGCTTGAGTACCAGCAGCTAAATTAACTGCGAAATTACCAGGAAGGACAGGGCCATAAGCAAGCAAACCAGTATCATGACAAGCTTGCGGCGTCTTAAAAGGTTCAGTAGCTGATAAGCCATCATTTCCATCATTACCTGTAGGAGAGACATACAGATTATTAGTTAGAGCCGAACCACCATTAATACCAAAAGTATTAGCTCCATTACGAAGAATACGAGCAGTACCAGCTTTACGAACTTGATGAAAATAAGGAATGCTTTGAGTAGTATTTACACTACCCACATATCTAAGTGCATAACCATTAAGATAGCAGAAAGTATGAGCAAGTGCGAGACCAGCCCAAGAATCAGTTACACCAGTAGTATCTACGCCAGGAAAATCAGTAATGCAAACTTCAATTGCATTCCTAGTCTTTTGAGTATATGCACTAGCTCCAGTCCAAGGAGCAGTATAAAGCATAGTTCCCGCATCACCAAAGAATAATGTAACTTGCGGGAAACCAATAACATCAACCTTATCTCCAGCAACTACACCTTCGAGAAGAGTAAAACTGCTAGAAGAAGTTTCAGTGTAATCGCGGCCACTACGTTGATAAACACCATTAATCCACACCATCAGCGAATTAGTGCCAATGTTATATGTGAAATTGGTGATGTTAAAAAGAGTTTGTCCACCAGTACCAATGAAGGACTGCGGAACCAAACTACCATTAACATTGACATTAATAACTGGTGCACCACCAAATAAAGTTGTCATATTAAGAACCTGTAGCTTGAATGTTAGAAGTTTTCAACATTGCAATTTGTTGCGGAATGATAGTTTGCTGATATCGAGCATACTCTTCATCCTTACCAATTGCCATAAATACTTGAGAAGCGGCCTCGTAAATAATTGCCCAAGGATGATCCAACGCAACCCAGCTGCTGTAACCAGATTGTGTCACATTAGGATTGAGATAGCATCCGAGCAAATAATACTGTTGTTGTGTGCAGGATTTAATATTAATGTACTGACCCGCAGCATATGCAATATCCGTTTTTTGCAGGCTGTAATCATCGAACACATTAAGCGGTTCAACAATGGTAAGTAATTTCCCTGGAGTATTTGTGCTAGGATCAAACTTTCGCAAATACTTAAGGGAGCGCCACTGCGGCAACAAGGCACGATAATCCAATTGCTGAATGTAGTCAGCAGTAGTAAAGGCAACACCAGTTTCGAATAAATCTTTCCAATAATAATCGGACTGGTGTGCCTTCAGGGTAGCAGATAAAACAGCTTGCAATGTTTCATCAACACGATCCGGACGGTTCGTGATAGTGTAAACATTGTTAATGAGTTCGGTGAGAGTCATGATGCTGTTTTATCTGTAATTAACAATTAACCCGGCTGACCAGAAGATTGCGATTGAAGTGCAGCCATTAAACCAGTCGGAACTGCGGCAAGCGAACCTGCACCATTTGCAATTGCTTGACCAACAGTCTTGGAATTCGCAACATTAAGATCCGACTTCTTATCAGTGCTGCCCATATCGCGATTTTGTGCAGCTTCCTGTTCTTCTTGGAAAATCTTGAACCACTTCTTGCGATCACGCTTTTCAGGATCAAGATCATCAGGATCAACTACGTACTCACCTTGAACAATACTAATGTGCGGATGGCCATTAGCAACTTCAGTTTCAAGTTCCTTAATACGTTGCGGATTATTAGTGAGATACTCACCATTCTTAAATACGCCAACCGTACCATCCTTGAAGATGAAGTTACAACTGGGAAGAGCATTCTTAAATCGACGATAAGTACCATCTTCGGTAACTTTATTGCGATTAGCGACAGTTTCAGCTTGGTTCTGCGTAGCCGCTTCAGTAAAAGCTTTTTGAGCTTTCATAACTTCAGCATCAGCAGTAGCTTGAGAGTTCGGATTGAAAAGAGTAGTCATTTTGATTTCCAGGATTGTAAGAAAAGGATGGATCCCTGGAATTAGAGATCCATCCAATAGCGAGAATTAGCCCACAGCGGCCGCAGTCAGATTGAAGATAACTGCATTGGCCGGAGGATTCTTAACGACGGTAGTCATTTCCGTAGTCAGAGTACCACCAACAGCATCAATACCATTGTCAGCAGCATCTTCACCCTTACCATTAAAGTCACGATTTTGGGTCTTACGATCACCAAGATACGCAACAGAGAAAGAGGAAAGATCCACAGCAACAGCCATCTTTTGCCAGCTGGTATTGCTATTGAACAGCGGATGTTCAATCACACGGAAAGTACCACGAGTGGTCTTAAACGTACTGAATTGCAGACCATAGTTAGTCTGACCATCAGTAATGAAATAAGTACCATTCAGGCGGCCGATGTTATTAAGAACACGCTTAGCAGCACCACCAACGAAAAGCACTCGCTCATTAGCAACCTTAGGATCGGTAGTCTGATTAAAGACCGGATCAAGGAAACCTTCAAGTTGAGTGTAATTCGTAGTGCCGCCAGCCGTATTCACATTGGCTGCGCTGTAATACGAAGGATAATAAGCCAGATTACCAACAATATTAATCAAACCATCCATCGTGCGGAAAGGCTGACCATTGCGAGTACCACTAGACTTTTGACCAAAGAAGAGAGCCTTTTCAATATCGGCGGCATGGAAACCAGCACAATCTTGGCGAGACTCAGCTTCATTCGTATCACCAGCAATCATCAACGTGGAACGAATGGTATCCGAAATAGCCCACGTATTACGGAAAATCTGAGTCAGATTAGTAATACGAACAGGGTTAATAATAAGGCTATTCGGACGCAGCGAAGCTTCTTCAAAAGCCGTACCAACTTGATACAGATTAATAGAAGCAGCAATCGCTTGAGCGGCAACAGTGCCGACTGCACGAGTCACGTTAACTTGCGTCGCCGAAACAATGCTATTAACAATGACATTTTCACCAGTGGAATCCACACGCATAACCATTCCAGGAAGAATGTTAGTCGTGGAAAGCACAGTGAAAGTAGTATCAGTGGCAGTTTGACCAGCAGCCGAAAGAGTCATTTGCGGGAAAAGCATAGTCTTCGAAAAGAAACCATGCTCAGTCGCAACTGCGGTTTCAGTCTTAAGCATAGAGGTCATACCAAAAAGTGGCGCCTGACCATTAGGCATAAGACGTGCAATCATACCCGCAAAAGACTTTTTAGCAAGGTCTTGCGTCAAGGCTGCACTATTAAAAATACCGGCACTCATGTTTATATCCTTTCTGGATTAGAGAGTATTACAGAAGACCTTGGCCGATGCCTTGGACACTGATAACAGGAGACAGAGAAATAGCAACCGAAGTGCTGTTAGTGGCATTAGCATTAGCGGAAGCAGTAAACGTACCTGCAGCAATGTTAATGGAAATAACCGTAGCACCTTGCAGACCTGCAACAGCATTAGTAATAACTTGACCAACACTCATTGCTTGCAGGTTAGCAAGCGGAACATTACTAACAACCGCAGAACCGTTAACAGTAGTACCACTAGCTTGAACCGGCGGAGTACCATTGACAATAGTGACAAGGAAATCCTTAACACTAGAAGCATTGGTAGTGCCAGTTGCAATACTCATACCAGTATTGGCAGTGACTGCCCAGGTAACAGCATTAGCAGTAGTATTAATGTGGCGCAGACGGAAAGTAGTGCCATTAGCAATAGCAGTCTGACCAACACCCGGACTTAATGCCGCAAGAATATTTGCAGCAGTGTCCAAAGTATAAGTAGCCGCACCAGAAGGAGCACCACTAATAATGCCAGCAGCAAGCATGGCACCAGTGACAGTAAGTGCAGTGCTAGTACCTAAAGTTTGAATACCTTCTGCAGCCGAGACAACATCGCCCGGCATAACAGTACGCATTAAACTACCGTCATAAATCGCATCTCGAACGAGAGACATATATTACCTTTCAAGTTAAATTAAGGTTACTGATTAAACCAATTATCCCAATCCGTTTGCTTTTGCGGTGCAGGAGCTCGCGGATCAACAGCAGGAGCAGGAGCGAATTGCGCCCCAACAGTAGTGAAATACAATTCAACTTGCTGCTTAATTTCAGCAGGAGTTGCATTGGGGTTCTTCGCAGCAAAACGATCGCGCATAGCTTCGACCATCGGTTGCAAAGCAGGATTGGAAAAGATGGGATTTTCTTGTTGAAGTGCAATCGTAGCCTGGTGTTTGGTCATCAACGCAGGAAGTTGCTTCAACATTTGTTCGCGGGCAGCAGCAACAGCTTTGTCAACCATTTTACTAGTTGCAAGTGCAGAGTGACCGTAAACAGATTGTGCAGCCTTATTGAGAATTTGCTGCATTGCTTGGAATGCTTGCGGACCACCTGCTTCAATAGCAGCCTTTTGTTCCGCAGTCATTTGCATGAAGTTGGTTTTAGAAGCTGCTTCGAAAACTTTTGCCTGATCGATGTTAGCAAAAAATGGAGCTGCTTCATTTACTTTCGTCGGGTCAATATCCCAGATTCCTGCAAAATCCTTGAACGGGTCCTGTGCATCAGCCCCAGTATTACCTTGTGGAGTTCCCGGAGGAGTAATAGGATTATTCGGATCAACTCCAGGAATAGGAGGAGTTGCAGCGTTAGGATTAGGATTAGGAATAGGAGCCGGCGCCGGAGCAGCAGGAGTACGTTGACCAAAAATTGCGTCAATGATAGACATGTTTATTCTCCAGATTGAAGTAAGGTGAGAAGTTCAGCACGGGCAGATTCGTCAGATTCGAGGAGGTAAGTTAAAACTGACAATTGCCCTCGTAACATAGCTTGATCTAAACCAAATTGATGAGGGTTTAATGGGTCATAAGTTAGATCAAGCAACTGTTTTGCAATTGTTGCTCTCTCATTATTAATGCCCATTTTTTGTACATCTGTTAGAACTTTAGATTCTATAGAATCCCTTCTATTAAGGTTAAAAGTTTGGAATACACACTCGGAAAGTTTATCAAAATTTGTTGGAATCATAACTTGCTCCTTGCATCTCTACGCTTACGTCCCTAAGCGGGACTCGCTATTCTACCTTGCGATACTCACTCATAAAGGGGACGCGCCAAGCCTATTCGGCTTGCGCTGTAAACCCCCTTTATTCGTTCCGTTTCTCAGTGCGCTCCGCTCGGGCCCGCAACGGTAGTCGCTTCGAGACGCGCGATCGCATTATTCTCCTGTTTCACTAGATTCTCCACTATTTGGTACAGAATTAGCTGCAATTTGTGCAGGATTACCACCAGTTTGTGGTGCTGGATTAGTCTGAACTGGTAATTGATTTCCACCGGTTTGCGCAGGATTATAGCCATATTGCGCAGGAATTGGTTGCGGCGGGAACTTCTGAATTCCTTGCTTAGCAAGTTGCATAACAACTTCTTTCCAATTTTCAACAGCTTCTTCATAAGCTTGCTGTTGCGGCGATTTCTCAAAAGGAGTCAAATCAACATTGCGAGTCTTCATCAAATAAGAGAACATCGGAGCAATATTATAGCCTTCACCAATTTGTTCCGAAGAACCAATCGTTTGAATGGCCATGCTCCAATTATCTGCACTGATCATCTTATCAGTAGGTGTAAGGCCATCACTGATTTTAAATGCAACAAAAGACTTGCGAAGTGCAACAGGATCAATAGTTACTTGCTTTCCGGCGCTCGGAGAGAAAATGGAAATACCAGCTTGATATTGCATGGTATTGATTTTCAGAATCTCCTTAAGTGGAGTAAAGACTTGCGCTTCAAACAGCATGCTAGTCATCTGGTCACGGCCATTCGCATTAGCCATGATAGATTCATATTCAGCTTGAGTGCGATTGCCCTTAGTGAATTGACCTTGCTTTGCAGGATTTTGACCATTCACCACATTAGCAAAGTTCAGAATCTGAGACATTTCTCCGAGTGCAGTACTGGAGACATTATCATTAAAAGGAATGGGCATGTAAGCTTCTTGCGGAGTCTTACCATAGGCGCCCGGCCTCATAGGAATCTTAGCTACTGGCGAATCCGAGTTAACATGTTCTGCACTAATAAGAGTCGGATTGTAGATGCCTCGATCGCTAATTGCACGGCGCCGCGCGGCCATTGCGGAATTAATGAGCGCACTAGCAATATCTTGGAACGGAATCGCATTGGTAGCGAAACTCTTTGTTTGATACCCAAGTCCATCATTGTTAGGGCACGCAAACAAACAGGGCAAAAGATTATGCGCATTAGTTTGTCTCTCCGCGTAAACCAACACAGATTGATTGATAATAATGAACTTCCAGATTTGCGGAGTGTTCGCGGCCGGAACAACTAAACCGAAATCCTGAGGAATAATACGAGCATACAGTTTAGTAACTTCGTAGTTATTCTTGTATTGAATTTCATTATCCGGACGATCCATAATACCAGCCCAAGCTAACCAATTAGGTCCGCTAAGGCGAGGATCATACATTGTGATGCAAGCATCAGGATTCAGTTGGGGAACATAATAGGATTGAATCCCGGAATTAGAACCCGTGACACCTGCGCTGCCAAGTCCAGATTCAAATGCAGCCTTAATATTTTGCACCATCTTATCAGGAAGTTCAGCAAAGAATTTCTTAAGCTGAACACGGCCCATAATTTTAGTAGTGCCACAAAACTCACCTTCAGTGGGCATATTCATTGGGAGTACACGGGTATCCCAGAATGAATTATACATGTCCCAACGTTCAATACAATTTCCTTCCCAGATCACATTCTTTACAGTACGATCAGTAGAAGAGCCAACCGGCGCAGTTTCAATGGCCGCAGTAACTTTGCGATCCCAATTAACTTCCACGATTGCTTGGTTATATTTAGCAGCATCACGGAAAAACATCATGAATTGCTGCACCCAGCCACCGCGAGTTTGGTTTTCCTCAATGATTGCTTGATATTGTAAGGCAGCATCTTGAGAACCAGGGGCGCCAACCCAACCAAACATTGGCACACCAGTTAAGAATACACTGGACTGATATTCCACAAAAGATTCAACCTGCGGCATAACCACTGGAACTTGAACATTTTGGAACTTATCAGGATTGCCATAGCGATTAGCTAATTTAGCTCGCTGATTTTCTTTAGTGAAATCTCGTTCACGCATGTATGCGCGATCCACAATTTCCATTTGAGAGCGTACATTCCAAATGTTATTGTATGAATCAAAGCAACTGCGCAGATATGCAATGATTGCATCCTGAGATTTCTTGGAAATAATGAGAGGTGTTGCGCCAGCCATGTTGTTTCTCTTTCGATTACATTTGAGAGTTAGAAGGGAGAGGCTTCAACCGCCGAGGGAATTTTAATAGCCGCATGTTCCTGCATTTCAATTACATTGTATGCATTCATCAGGTGGCCATACATTTCTGTACACTTATCCATGTACTGTAAGCAGTCAAGAATACCATCAGTGTTGTTAGTCTTGACTGGATTGAATTGGGTAATTTGAGCGTGCGCTAACGGGCGATAATCCGGATGGATTTGGTTTTCGCCTTTCGCGTATTTAGCAAACCAACTAAGGATTCTTGCATTTTTTGATAACGTTCCTGGATAGATTTCGAGGGCTTCGATTCCACTGATTCCCCGTTGGGCACAAACATAATTGAACCAGAATAGCAAGGAATACTGGAACGCAGTTGACTCAATCGCGAGCACGCGGCAATTTCTTTCGAGACAAAGCCTAATTCCCAACTCAATAATTTGTAGTGGACTGAGACCATGATTTTCCTCGATATACTTAGCGACCGCACGACCACCATGAAGTTCATAATACAAATGAGTAACAGCATCGCTATTTGCTTTATCATTTGCAGGGTCAATAATTACTGCATTTCCCTGATGAATTTCCGCCGGATCAATGTCATAATCAGGAACCTTGCTTAAGTCAAAGTTATTGTTGATTGTGGCATTTTCATCATTCAGAACTTCACTGAAGAAAATTTGTTCCTTGCCGGCCGCCGCATCATTCTGATACTCTTTAATCAGTTGTGCGAGTGGATGCAATTCTTCCCAAAGAGATTTGCCATCCTCAGTAATGCCGCCAGTGATGAACTTAAGCCAATTGGGATTTTTCTTCAATCGCTTGAGAATACTGAATTTAGTGGGATACATATTTGCAAGGAAGATGAATAAGCAGCCCTCAGGGGACTTTGCCTTCATCGCAGTACCTTGCATCCAATTTTCAATTTGATCACTAATTACTTCAGAATCTGCGTCTTCACGAGTCTGAACATCATCAAAAATCATTACATCTGGGCGACGATTCTTACGGGTGATACCGCGAATATCACTACCAGCACCAGCTCCGCGAAGAATAATATTTCGTCCACGGAAACCAAAAAGTTTAAAATCAGCACGATCAATAACTAAACCAACTCGCCAGTCACCAAATACTGCTTTAATATTTGGCTCATCCAGCATATCAGTAATGTCACCGATTACATCATTTGCCTTTGTTTGCGTGCCGGCAATGTATAGGATAAAAGACTTTTTGGTGAAGAGAATGCACCACAGGATGAAGAGTTTAAGTACTGTGGTCTTGGAGAAGCCGCGAGGAAGACCTAGTGCAATTTGAGAAAAGTCACGAACCTTACCTGAGAGTTCCGTGAGCCATTGCCAGATACCTGTGAATACTAGTGGAAAGCTATATTTGAAAATATCAGGCATTGCGAGACCGGCAAGGAAATCAAGAGAATTCCGTGCAGCCGCCTGAATTTCATGCGCATCAGCTGAAACAGTATTAGTTGTAGGAGTATACTCCGGAAGATCCTCTTCATCGGAAATAGGAGGAACTGCCGCATTCTTTCGTGCAGCAATTTCCTCCGGAGTATACTCCAAATCAAAACCAAGATCAGCATTCGTGATCAATTTGAAGTCCTCGTCTGTAAGTAAATACGAAGACCAATCAGAAGATCAGTTGCCCGAATCGCATCATTTTTGATAAATTGTTCTTGCGGCCGCGGCGGCTTATGTAAGATGCGAACTTGCGGAAGATCCGGCTTTCGCGGCGGACTTTCCTTTTGTTGAGAAGTTAATTTGTACATAGCGAGACCCATTTCATTTCTCCATTTGCACTTCGTGCGTTAATTGATTTGGAACTGTTTGGCCGATTTTAGCAAGTACACTGGATGGAATAGTAACAAGAGATTGATCATCAACTGCAAGCATATGTCCATCAGCATTTTTGGTAAATTTATGCGTGAGTGCAACTGGAAGAACAATGCTAACAATTTGAGTTGCAGGTACATTCGACGAAGTCGAAGGATCACTCATGCGGCGCTTAGCTGCATTAATGCGAGTAAGGATAGCTGCAATTTCAAGTGGCTTACTTACAAATGCAAGGCTTGCCTTTAACTTATCGATAAGTGTTTCTTCAATTGCGTCATATCCATCATCAAGTTTTTTATACTTAGCTAATTTCTTACTTTTCCGGCGCGCTAGTTCCTCACGGAAATCACCTTTACTGAGATATTGGGAAATCTGAGAAGGTGTAATTCCTAGAGTTGTGGCCACAGTATCTTGTGAATGGCCATCACTTAGCAGTGCGAGAATATCTTCTTCAGCTTTTGTGAATACGCGATCCGCAGATGCATTAAGTGCAAGCTCCATAGCATCTGCGGGAGCTGCAGAAAGTGTATTCTGATATGTTGCGGCCGGTGCCTGTCCGAAATGTGGACCTAATCTGTTTAGCAAATCTTGAGAGAGTGGCATTTGGCTTTCCTTCGGTTGAACGAAGTGAAGTAATTAACTGCATGATAACTTAAAAATTAAGGAATCCAAAGGATTCGTAGTCGCAGGTCCTGTACTTGTGCATCAGTTCAAACAGAAATAAAAGTGTGGTGGGATTTGATTTGAAAAAGTTTAGAAAAATTTTTGGGGTGATATAGGCTAAAAAGGGCACACAACTCAAAAAAGGTCTCTACCCCCTCCCTTCTTTTATAAGTGAGCACTTACTTTTTGGTTAGTTAGTGCTCACTTCATTGACTGACAATTTTTGTCATTATCGATTGACAATTTTTGTCACCCACCTGACGAGAATGGTCACATACATAGGGCTAGCCCAGGGCTACTCTCACAATGTGGGATAAAATTGGTTGGCATGGCATTTGCATTAATTCCATTGCCACGGCGCTTCGCTTTGGCCTGGAAGTCAGGACTACTGCACCAGGGGCAATGCCCACCGCTCATTAACAATTAGCAGCTACTATTGGTATTCATTTAGTATCCATTGGGCAATCTAGGCTAGCTAGTGACAGTGGATACAGTAATGAGTATCTAATTGATATTCAGTTGTTTGTTTTAATTAACTTTGTTTGTTTTAATTAACTTTTAACTTAATTGAAAGTTTCAAATGAAAGAAAATCAAAATTTCAAGCCGGGTGAACGCGAGATTCGCTCAGAATTCACTGCGAATCAGGCCCTGAGCAACACAACCCAATCTCAACCCAATCAAAACAATTGGACTGTCCCGAGCAAAAGGCAGCATGTGAAGGATCGCAATCTGATTGCTCGGTTGTTCAATATCAAGTGAAAGGATTAATCATCATGTACAGCGTAACCTGGATTCGCAAAGGCAAACTCAAAACAGTAACCACTCCATCCTGGGAATCTGCATTTGATTTGTTTGCAGCCCTGAGATTAGCGGACTATTGCTGTAGATTTTGGGGGAAGGATAATAAACTGATTGCTTGAACTGTATTGTTCAGTAGTTCTAGCTCTAACTAAATGGGGCTAGCTTACTGCACTGTTGCAGCACGCCTAGGCGTATTCCTAGGGATTCGTTATATGCGCAAAGCGCAAAGGAAATATCATGTCCCAAATCGTTATGAATACCATTGGCAATGTTCTGCAATTCCAATCCACGGATGGCAAGAATCTGGCAGATCCGGTGGAAGGAATGGAATGGGTGAGGATTTCGGAAAAGAAGATTGGCAAGGGCAAGGGAAAGACGGTCGCAGCAATCTCTGTGATGAGCATTCCCCAATCCTGCCCTTTGTTCGCCGATGCATTCAATGCAGCACGGAAGGAAATGCTCACTGCATATCATCGCGCAGGAAAGAAAACTGTGACGATTGAAGAATGCGGCTTTGAAGCAGTTTCTAATTGGTATACCGCACAATCCTTCAGCCCTGAAAGCATCGCACAATGGTTTACGGAAGAAATGGGTGAATATCTCACCATGAATATCTGCATTGCCAAGGGATGGGATTCGGATAATCTCACGGGGGATGCGGAGAAGTATGTGGAAAACAAATTGGTTGCCTATAAGGCTGCATTCATGGAATGTGGTGCGAAATTCCCCAAACTGACTGCGGAACAGAAGAAGGAACTCATTCGGGTTATTCAATTGAATGAACTCAAGGGTGGAATCGTGGATAAGATTGTGGAGAAGATTAGCGAGAAGGCTGTTCAGTTGGAGGAAGCATTGGGATTTTAATCACTGCGTGATTATGTGATTAATGAATGATCCCGGTTGAAATATACCGGGCATTCTTATGTGTATTGATTGCAATTAGTACATATAAGAATGTGTGGAGAGTGTAACAACGTGCCAAGGTACCACGGTACCAATGTACCAACGTGCCGCAGGGGTACCCCACTACCCCATCCACACACTACAGTATTCTTTACTCCCTTAATTACTCTTCCATACCTGTATAGCTCTAGCATATATAAGTATATGTAGGGGTATTAAAAATTATTAGTTTTTGTTTTATTAAATTTTGAAGGGGGTAAGGGATACGCTAAGAACTATACTACTCTCTTATACATACCTAACTCACTGCTACGCAGTAGGATACTAGTTAGGAATTAACTCACCTAAGAATCTGTGTAGTTGCACCATGCCCTGGGAGGGGGTTGACCGAGCTCTGGTACCTTGGTACCCTGGTACGGTGGTACGGCGTTGCGTTCACGCAACATTTTTAGGTGAATTAATATGAAACTTATTATTAAATGTATTCCTAGCATCATCACTGTAATCGCAATTGCGGCTGCATACTATTGGGCGAGGAATTAATTATGGGTGAAATGATTAAGCCGCGCCTAAGTCTAACTCCAATTGAAGCAATGGAACTACTTAAGGAGCTAGATAAACTTGATGTTATGAATTCTCATGTAGCTAATGTCTTTGACAAGCTAAAGGTAATGTGTTTTAAATTAGAAGAAGGAATGCACGTATCAGGTTATAAGGTTCGTCCGCGAATTCGGCCTAGTTTGAATGATAGACTAGGATTCGATGATGAACCAGTTAAACCAAAATACGTACACGCACCAATTGAGAATCCGGATAAATTCAATGAGGATTTCATGGCTCAATTGGCAGCATCACTTACAGTTAAAGAGGATGGAGAAAGTAATGAATCACATGGCACCAGTAACTAATTCCACTAAGTTAGAATTAACAAAACACTTACCTCCACACGGTGCACAGGTTGATTGTGGATATTCCCGTAGCAGCGTAGCTGCAGATATTCCACCATTCATTACTTGCACAGGATTCTTTAACTTCCCATTGCAAGAATGGGATTGTGCCTGTGTCGCAACTGTTCTCGCGGAATGTCGCAAGAATTGTGGTTGTTTGTTTGTATTCCCAGTTCCAGTGCGTGAAATATTTCCATATCATAAACACTCACTAACGGAATTTGTGGATGAACTGAAAACAATTCATGATGTAGGTTCGGAACCATTCTTTTGGAGTGTGCATCAATATCCAGGAGGTGGCAATGAATGTGTGAGGGTTTTTAAGGAACTATTAATGCTTGAACAGCAAAGGACAGCGCCACCGGAAACAATTGATGCGGTACTAGCATCTACTAAGGATGCAGCTATTAATGCAATCAATAAAGCGCGCGAGCGCAACTAATGCAAAGTGAAAGGAACTGATCGTGACAATGGAACAATTCTTTAGCCAATGCGGTGAATTTATCACTTGCTATACAATTGTTGACGGACAATTTCCTCAAAGAACATTCACACAACGATTTGTCTATACAAACATGAGTGCAGAGTATGATGGCCGTAAGTGGAAATATTTTCAACACTGATAATGACAAAGGAGACTAAAGTGAACAACCTAACTGAACTCATTCAAATCAACCAGGAACAAAATATGATCCAGGAAGTAATTAATAAACAAGTACAACGTGAAGGATATTTCTTCATTCTAATTGGAATTATAACTGCAGTTATTCTCTGTCTTAGTGGATGCGGTGGAACTGGTGATTATGAGGATGCGCAAAATCAACAGGAATGTCTAAAGAATGATCCAGGTCAAATGGGCGGTCCGTGCACTTCTGTAACTAATCATCCATAAATAACAATAAAAGAACTGGCTACAATTGTAGCCTCTTCTAATTAGTATCTCACAACAGTGATGGGGTACTAATACCGAGGAGGTGCTATGATCTCTCGTGAACAACTTGTAAATGATCGTGAAGCATGGAATCGCAAATACGATCGTGAACAAAAACAAGCCAAATGGGAATTCGCTGTGAATTCCTATGGTCGCATGGTAAAGACTTTGGAGTGTGGAATCAAACTCAATCATCAGCGATCAATCGATTACGCAAGAAAAACAATGGATGAGTTGGAACAAAAATTTCCTCAGCTGAAGAAAATCTTCGAAAAGTAGGAGGTGCTATCATGGCAGTATGTTATTGGCCATTCAGCAATCAATACACTTACAAATGGCAATATCCTAATTACAATTACAAATGTGCCGGATTCACATATTACAGCAGTGTTGATCCGGAATGGTTTGTGATGGATGATTTCGGTAATGCTGTACGTAGTTTCATTCAATATGATTCGGAGTGAACAATAATGCCAAGGCTTAATCTAGTGCTTTCCGGGGAAAAGCTAGTAGAAACCAGTTGGTTTCGTCACAATCAAAATATCATTCCAAATGATAAGCTACTGAATGATCTTGCATTTCAAATTGAAGAGCATCCGGCCATTCGTCTTGTTTCACTTGCGATGTGTTACGACGCATTGATTAAAGCGGAACAACGTAAGTTTCCGGAAGCACATAAGAAATTCATAATTCTTCGCGCATTGAACAAGTATAAGGAAATTCTGGATTCGTTTCTTTAACTACATTGAGAGGTAATCACGGCTAATCCTAATAATAATCTTCCATACTTACTTGCGAGATTCCTTACTAGTAAGTATCATATTCAAAATAAAGACTATAAACGTAAGGTATATGGTTTGGAATTAGAACAGACTATTCTCAATTGGCTCATTGAAAATGAGTACATTATTAAGGATAATTCACCCCCTGAATTCCACAATTAAGACAACGTAGATTCGTTCAACCTCCTGTAACCTTAACAATTAGGAGAGATTCATGGAATTCAATTCAATTCTTGATAGACTTATTGCAAGTGCGGTTGCATTCGGTGCGACCTCCAGTAAAATAATCGAAGCCGATAAAAAGGCTGACATTGCTGAGTACAGTTCCATTCTCAAAATGATGTATCAAAGTGCATTGGATGAGATTGTTGAACTCAATAAGCAAACGAAAAAAGAGGAGAATTGAAATGTCAGCACCATACTGGAAATTCATATGGCTTGTTTTGTTCTTCCCGTTCTTGCTAATCGGAATATTTTGCGCTGCAGTTAAATTCATGTATAGCATAGGATATGGTGCAACCATTCAGTGGATGGAGGAGAACTAAACATGGCAGCAATCATTTGCGCAATCAGTGGTCTTCGCATTGGATGCCAGCACTTCCCAATTTATCTTGAAAACAGGGAAGCCTGTCATCCGATTTTTCATGCATCCCAAAAGCAACTCTTTTCCTTTACCCGTAAATGGGCAGGAAATGAACTCACCAGGATTGATAGCTATCTCTTGTATCTTGCAATCCTGAAAAGCACCGGCAGAGTATTCTTCCGAACTGCTGCAATGTATCGTGATAATGTCACAGATTCAATTGTGGCAAACAACATGGAAAAGCTCCTAGTTGTTACATCCCGGATGAATTCCATAAACGTAGCTGGTGAAATCTTCTCATCTGTTGCAATCACTCCGGATTCCGCCGATCTTTCCAGTTCCCCACATTGGATTGATAACTGGAATGAAAACTATGAGGAATTCAAAGATAACTATAGTTTTGCTAGTGCAGTAAAGAAACTCACAATCCGTGAGGCCGCACTGGAAAAACTCATTAAATCCCCTCATAGGGATGTATCCAGTTATGCAACTGACCTCGCAAAATGGGCTAGTGTTGCAGGTAACTTCCCATCATTCCTGACTCCAGTGGATGGAATTAACATTCCACTATGTGACTATTGGGAAAGTATTATCATTGCGGCCGCACAAAAGAAATACACCAGCATTCCCTCACTGGAACTAAAGCAGGTAATCGAACACTGCGAGGAAAACATTCCTCCTGGTTCCATTTACCATCATAAGCTTCTCACTGTTCTCCGCGAAGCAAAGGATTATCTAAAAGGTTTCCTTGGTGTTGTTGCAGGTAGCAGCACTCTTGTTCGTTTGCAACCCTGGGTATTTGCACCTGATGCGCCGCCTGCAAGTGATGCGGATGACAATATGGATGCAATTAACATTCATCATCTTGTCAGCACTGCGCCAACTACTTGCCCGAGCCGCGATCAATATCCATCTCAATTTAAGTACATTCAAGCTAAGATTAAATGGGATGCAGCACAATCTTACAAACGTGCAATGGCTGAACAGCAAAACGCCGGAGGCGAAGATGCTAACTAAAGAACAGTATCACGAACTACTATTCCTTCCTGCATGTTCTCTTTATGTAATTGAACATCTGGATGTATATCAAGTTCACCATTACACTCCAGAAATCTTCTTCGCTAAGAAGAGCAATAGCTTTATCTTCTATAAAACTGATAACGATCCTGAACCAATCCCATTCATTATTATCCTCGCACCGGGCACACTGCTAAGTGCACTAGATAATTGCAATGTGGAAGCAGGTGAAAGAATTGTAGTCAGTTACCGTAAAGCAATTGAAGATAGAATTGGATACGCATTTGTATCCTTGCAGAAGCGTAAAAATCCGCTACAAGTAATTCCTATTGATAGCAAGTGGAGATCCGTATGAGCAAGCCTGTACAATTTATTCGCAAGCCACGTGAATGGAAAAATCTTCATCCTGCACCACGTGTTGCAGTGGAAGAAAAGAATTGTTGTGATTGTATCTTCTTCAAACTTCCTGTACCTACGATTATGATCGGAGATTGCAGTATGACTGGAGAACCAACAAACAGTTACGATGAATGTGGTGCATTCACCAAGAAAGAAATTAAGGAATAATTATGGAAAATATCAAACTCACATTCGATAAAGAATCATACACACTAACAAGACAACAATATCTTGATATGTTCATGCTAATTAATGAATTACGTGATGCAATTCAAGTTCTCACAGGTACTCAAATTAAACTACACAATCTAGACCTAACACTAGCAGAACGTACTGATAGATTGTTAGAACATCACGTAGCCGTAATGGGTTTGGAAAAATAATCATGACTCTCAACCTAACTAAACTTGCAGAAATGACTGCAAAATTGCGAGCGCAACAAGAAAATAAAGAGCCTACTGCACTTCCACCAATTACTCCAGTGCCGCAACAAAATGCAAGTGCAGCTAAGTTTACTCTTAATGCACTTAACGCACTGGCAAAAGCAATTGAACCGACAAAACAAGAACTAAGCGAAGCGGCCGCCGAGTCAGCGGAAATGGGAAACATCGGTAGACAAATCGCTATTCATGCCGCGAATGTATTAATTGCACTGGACGCCGCAAAAGAAAAAGAATTCATCGCAACCGATCGCAACGGCAAACCAATTACATATAACAAAAAGCAATTACAATTCGTTAAACTTGCAGCATCCGGAAGTGATTGCATTCTAATTGGTGCAGCCGGTACTGGTAAAACTACTTGCATGAAAGGAGTTGTCCAGGAACTAATTCAATCCGGCGCTGCTGGAGTTATTGCTGCGAATTGCGATCATAAACACCTACGTCCCGGAACTCCTGGAATTGTAGTTGTCGCCTACACTCGCCGCGCAGTTAATAACATCCGCAAAAACATGCCGGATGATATGAAGGATAACTGTATCACCATCCATAAACTTCTTGAATACGAACCGGTATTCTATGAAGTCACGGATGAAACTACAGGTATCACTAAAAAGAAGATGGAATTCCGGCCGGCGCGAAACGAAATGAATCCTCTTCCATCCAGTATCCATACCATTATCGTTGAAGAATCATCTATGGTCGGTACGGATCTTTATGGACAACTTGAAAATGCGATGTGTCATCCGCACCAAGAAATTTTCCTTGGAGATATTCAGCAGTTGCCACCGGTTTTCGGCCCCGCGATTCTGGGATTTAAACTACAATCTCTTGAAACAATTGAGCTTACCGAAGTTTACCGTCAAGCGTTAGAAAGTCCTATTATTCGACTTGCACATAGCATTCTTCGTGGGGACAAACTCCCGGCAACAAAGTTAAAGGATCTTCATGAAGAATGTAAAACTGCCGGCCTAAGTATTAAACCATGGGCTAAAACTATTCCACCGGAACATGCTCTTGCAGTAATGGGTCGCCTGGATGATGAGAATCTTGGACTATTTCCAAAGCTAATCAAAGCTGGCGGTTATGATCCTCAAGAAGATATGATTCTCATTCCTCAGAATGTAGGCTTTGGAACTGAGGAACTGAACAAGTACATTGCCCAGTACATTGCACAAACTGAGGGGCGCGAAGTCTGGGAAGTTATTGCTGGCTTTAATAAAGCATACTTCACAGTGGGCGAGAAGATTATGTTTGAACGCAATGATGGAATTATCACTGCAATTGAACCTAATCCTCTTTATGGTGGCACTAAGATCACCAGAAAACCTAGCAAAACTCTTACATATTGGGGCATGGAAACTGGTAAGCCTGCTACCAAAATGGAAGATGAAGAATTTGATGAAGTAGATTTCATGCTAGGACAGGCTGCACTTCAAGATGAAGATCGCGTGCACGCAGCTAGTCACATCATTACCATTAAACTTATTGATAGCGATAAAGAGGTGAAAATTGAAAAGGCTGCACAGATCAATGCCACCATACTCGGATACGCTCTTACTGTCCATAAAGCGCAAGGTTCAGAATGGCGACGAGTATTTCTCGTCTTCCATCAGTCCCATAATCGAATGCTTCAACGGGAATTGTTATATACTGCTGTCACACGCGCAAGGGAAGAGCTTGTTATCATCTGTGAGAAAGATAGCTTTGAGAAAGGCATTGAGTCACAGAGAATCAAAGGTAACACTCTTCGCGAAAAGGCAGAGTATTTCAAAGGAAAGTACAGCAAGACGGATGCGGATTTTGTTGGCTCTATCAGCGCGCACCGGCTTCAGTAGGTTCCGAGAAATTAAACTGGAACAACAATTTGATAGATTGAAAGCTGGCCTTAAATTTATAAACTATTGGGTTATTGCTGAGGATGCACGAGCAGTATTAGAATTTGAGATTGCATTTAATAAGAGGAGATGGTAATAAGGTAATAAAGAAAAAGGTCCTGAGGGGGTTGACAGCCCCTGCGGCCTGCTGTACATTGTGATCCTGGGCAAACGGATTCCGGCCCTGTTTCTCTCCGAAACGCTTTAACTGGAATCCAAATCACCAACAATCTTACCTTAGAAAGTTAATCATCATGAGCGAGACTCAAACGCAAGACTCCGGTGTTCAACAACAAGCTGTTGCTAATGATGCTTCCAGCACCGTTACGGACACTTTCCCGAAGGAATATAAGTTCCGCTTTAACAAGGATAGCGAAACTGGTTTCCAACGTCCGGCTGTTGAACTGAAGATTCCTGTGCCGTCGTTTGCTGGCATTGTTAAGGTTCTCCAGAACTACCAATCGAATCCTAATGATGCTTCCGCTAAGAAGGCATTTGATCTTCTGATTAGTGCGACTGCTGATGTTGTAATTGGTGAAGTTCGTAGCTATGTCTCTGACAATGCGAATGCCAATCAGGACAATATTCCCTGGGACAAGTTCACGTGGCAAGCTATTGCTAACATTCCGCAAGGTGTTCGCGGTGTTTCTGCGATTGCTAAGGAACTGTGGGATAAGTTTGCGAAGTCTTATGTCGCTATCATTCCGACTAAGTCTTCTGCTACTCCTGAACAAGCGGCCGCGCGAGTTGGTATTCTTGTGCAAAAGTTCCGTCCGCTGACTGGTAATCCGGATCGTACCAAGATCATTGAGAATCTTATGTCCACTCTGGCTGTCTATACGGATGCTATGGGTGATGCGGCTGAAGAATTCTCTCCGATCCTGGAATTCCTGAGCAAGAAGGCTGATGAACTGAAGGCGGAAAATACTGTTGTCACTACGGAAGCTCTGGGCTTCTAAGATTCTCTCCCTCGTATAGTTCTTTACGTCAGAGTAGACTTCAGCCTTACTAGTGTCATACTTGAACCTAGTGTGTAAAAGATTCCTGCTAAATCCAGGACTGCATATGAAGTGAATGTTCGCTAGAACTCCCTGCGATAGAGAACGTCCGTTGGTCTCTACGACGTTAAAATTAGAGACTACTCTTATAGTTGTGCATTGGATGTTGAATCGGCGATTGTCCGAACATAAACGCTAGGTAGCCTATCGGATATGGGCCAGCTACTTAACATCCTAGGAGCGGCCAGTGTGCAACTATAAGAGGTCGTGATAGTGGTTGACGAGACTTTAAATCGGTTCCACTCGCGGAGTTAACAGTCCCCCAACGCGTAATAATTGAAGACTGACTTCCTGGGCATGAAGCAAAAAGGCCCACTTATCTATCTGTACATTGATGGTAACTTCTCAGATTCCTCCCTCCTCTTTCTTCTTCATCTGAGAATGTCAAAGCATAAAACGGGTTCCACGACTTCCCGGCAGTGTACAGATAAATAAGTATAAGTTTGAATGACCAAGTCTAGTGAGCCAGTCGCAACAGTAGGCTTTAAATGTAGCGAGTATTCACAGCTAGGTGCAGGTCAATATAATGAGAATTGCGCAGCAATAAGTTGCTACCAAAGAGGAATTTGTGCGTACATATCAGCCGATCTGGCATCGCATCCGTGCGAATCCTGGAATCCGTGTGCCTATTGAATGTCCAACTTCATACATGCAAAGAGTGATTCTTGCAGTGAAGAAGGAAAGAGGCGCTGATAAACTATATAATAGAATCAGTGCCGCACGGAACAAGACGGGTATCGTATATAAATCCACTGCACCCCATGCTGAAAAGCAGGGAATCGCAGTGGTTTCGTTCATCCTAATTGAATATGCGGCCGTCGGCCTTTCTGATTTAAAATACTTAGTGCGTTATCCTCCTGATAGGGACTTAATGGATAAGATAGGTGTTAAGGAATTGGAGGCTGAATATTACTCCTCTGTGAAGAGCGATATGTTTGCCGATATGAATTACGAAAACAAACCTCCTGAACCTACTAATGACGAACGATTCGCAGCACTATTGAAACTAGTAAAGGAAATGAATAATGCCGATACTACACGGAACAATAGTTCGGGAATCTGATAAAGCTATTCTCTTTGAATACACTATTCTTGAATATCCTAACGGAAACAAAGAAAAATGTGAAGGCAAGGAATGGTTTCCAGATTCTCAAATCACTAAGATTGAACGCCATACAAACATTGGCGAAGATAAAATCTGGATCAGTGAATGGATTGCGGAAAGGAAAGGATTGTATGACTCTATTGATTAATCGCTATAAGGAGAATCGAAATGAAAGGTGAAGTTCGCGCAGTAGCTGGTACTAAGTTCGCTCGTCAAGTTGCTTCTCAAAACGGAAAGATTCATAAGCCACGCGATCAAGGTAATGAGATTGAAGCTTGGAATCATCGAATTGATCTAGAGCGTAAGGCGAAGAAAGCGAGGAAACAAAATGCCACTCGATCTAAGTAAGTGGAAACTAAATACAGAAGCTGCAAACAAAGAGGAGACCACAAATGCAACGAAAGATTCAACCAATCCATCCGCGACAACTCAATCAACTATTCACAATGCGTCAAGCCAATCGGTTAATGTCCCTACTGCGGCTTCAATCTTGCAAACTATTGCGCCAGCAAAAGATTCGGCAAGTGCGCCAGCAAATCAAGGATCAAAAGATTCACGATCGAGCCAACCAACTGATGATCCAAAGCTTATTCAGTACCAGGAAGTAAGTGATCGTATTGCATCCTTGCGTGATGCAATTCATAGCGATCATCCGAAGATGCCTGGACTGTTGCAAGAAATTTGGAAGACTCTTCACAGCTATCCTGAACAAGTAACGTTGCTTGAAGAGGATCAAATGGAGATCATTATCAGCGGACTTGAAAAAGTTGTCGATACTGATCTTGCAAACATTGTTCTTAATACTGCAACTAAGGGTAAGAAAAGTAAGACTCCAGTTAGTATGGATTCACTAGGATTCTAACAATCATGCCTATCACTAAACTCCCCAAGCAATCTACTACTGTTATTCATGATGCCACTGGCAATGAATATACATTTGAAGGTGAGATTCAAGTAAAAATGGGTGAACTTTGGGTATCACATTGCTTCTATTACACGTATGAAGATTATACTATGAAACGATTTGCCAGAGATTTTTCTAACTTCATGAAAAACTTTAGTATCAAACCTGATCAAAATATTTAATGAAGATCATGACACCTCTTCAACATTACATTATCAAGTGCATTGAAGAGGGAACGCCTGCAGTTAGCAGGCATTTTAAATTGTTCTCTCTGTTTCTTGATCCGCTCTCTCATGAACGATCCATTAAGAACAGAACGGAACAATCTAAAATGTACCTTCCATGTATACTTACAGCATATCCAGTATCATTTAAAACTTATCAAAACATTCTTGAACTACTAAGTCATCTTAAACCGGAAGAACAACAGGAAATATCATGCGAGATTCTTTCGATAAAGCAGACCTCCTTGATGCGGAACTACTCGAATCGGACACCGGAGGTGATTTTGGAACTCTACTCGATTCTGAAGAAATCGAATTGGGAGGAGTATCTGGAGTTGCGGTCGACCCAATTAAAGCCATCTCCGGTAGCATTGATCCTCGCATCTCTTTGCTATCCTACTCAAGCCTCCTAACTCTGCACAGCTGCCCTAGAAAATATCAACTGTATAAACTGAAGAGTGATCGAGCAAGTGCTGATGAGGCGCAAAATGTCACATTCGCATATGGTCACGCAGTAGGTGAAGGCATTCAGTTGGTATTCCAGAATCTTCCACTTGGCCTCATTACATTCAAGATGATGCTAATGTGGGACAGCAAAGGTCTTTGGGATAAAGACGAAAAGCGCGGCAAGAGTTTTGCTCAGGCAGTTCAAGCTGTCAGAAAATTCTACCACCTAAGGAAAGCAGGGTTTCTAAATGAGTATGAACTTGTATACGTTGAATCTCGACCAGCCTGCGAATTGGGTTTTGCTGTTAATGTATTTGATGGGTTTGTATATCGCGGTTTTGTCGACGCTGTTCTTCGTAATACGATCACTGGTGAAATTTTTGTATTGGAAGTTAAAACTACTTCCTCCGCGGAATCTGCACCTGCACAATACAAAAATTCTGGACAGGCTCTCGGCTATTCTGTCGTTCTGGATTCTCTATTCCCTGGTCTTTCTAGCTATTCTGTACTTTATCTGGTCTACAGTAGCAAGTCACTAGAGTTCCAATGTCTGCCGTTTGCTAAATCTTTTGGTCAACGCGCAGAATGGATTAGGAGTTTGGTGTTCGATGTTCAGGACATTCAACGATATGAAGAAGTTGGCTTTTATCCCAAGCGTGGGGAAAGCTGTTATACTTTCTTCAGGGACTGTGAGTATCTTCAAAACTGTCATCTTTCAACTGCGCATCTTGCCAAGCCGCTATTGGAAAGTAAGGAGCACATGGAAGCTGCGGAAATGAAATACACTCACAGGTTTAACTTGGTTGATATTATTGACTCTCAAGTCGCAAGGAATGAAAATGTCTAATGATGCAAACAATACGAATGAAACTGGTAATGAATTTCCTAATGGCAATCCTGATGAAGTTGTGACTGCACAACCTACTGCACAATTCCCTGATGCTTCCGCACAGAAAACTGAAGAGCACGCACCCATTAATCATCATCACATTGCACTGCTTCATAACTTTAACAACATTGTTATTCGCATGAAGGATCTTGCAGGTCATGCTGAACGAAGTGCACTTGATATGTTTGCACGTGGTTGGATTGATGTTTGCCAAGATGAAGTAATTGTCACTGCTAAGGGTAAGGCACTGATTAAGCATCTGGAAGAACAGGCTAATAACTTTGTTCACAATTTGTGATGGCTAAACTATCCAGTATTCCTCCAGCTAAATATCAGCGAGTACTAATTTACGGGCCGCCCAAAACTGGTAAGACTGAAATCTGCGGTAATCTCTCTACTGATTTTGATCTAGTATATATCGGTTGTGAAAACGGCCACGGTACTCTTCAGAAACTTCCACAATCTCAGCAAGAAAGAATTGAAGTAATCAATCTTCCTGATACTCGTGACTATCCGATCGCCGCTGAAACTATGTTGAAGCTAGCAAAGGGTGATGAGTATAAAGTTTGTCAGGAACACGGTAAGATTAATTGTATGGTATGCATGAAAGCATCCAATCCAATTGATACTGTACACCTTAACAAACTTGGCCCAGGAACTATTGTTATCTTTGATTCCGTTACTCAACTGACTAATAGCATTATCAGTCATATTACTAAGGATCAACCTGATACTTATAAACTTGACTATGATGATTGGGGCAATCTGGGTAAGTTGATGGATGTATTTCTATCTCGTATCCAGCAAGCTCAGTATCACGTAATCTGCATTAGTCATGAAACTGAAGCAGAGCTTGAGGATGGCAAGAAACGTATTGTTCCTGTTGCTGGAACTAGAAATTTTTCTCGTAACACTGCTAAATATTTTGATCATGTAATTTATGCAGAAGTCAAAAATGGCAAACACATGTTTACTAGTAGCACTACTGGTACTAACAATGTGGTTGCCGGTTCCCGAACTAATGCGGCACTAGAGAAGATGGCAGTTCCCTCACTACTTGATATCATGAAAGGAAATATCGCAACTAATGTAAGTCCAACTCCTAATCAACAAGCAGCGAATGGTCTTAAAGGACTTTCACTATCTCTTAACTCACTAGCTAAGAAATAATCATGGTACGTAAAGTTCCTGCGATTAATACAGAGCAACCTCAAGGATATGGTACTCCACGTGAGTTTATTCTGAAGGAAGCAATGCGAATCACTCATCATGATCGTAATGCAAACTACGGAAATCCTGAAAATAATTTTCAACATATTGCTAACTTGTGGGATAACTATCTTGCAGTCTCCGGCCGGACCGCGAATTTCGAACCCGGTGATGTTGCAGTAATGATGATGCTTGTTAAGATTGCCAGGCTTGGTAATAATCTTAATCATACTGATTCCACTATTGATGTTGCTGGCTATGCAGCTTGTTTGGCAGATTGTCAACATCCGCAAGCAACTGATTCTTCTCTCTCCGTTCGTTAATCATTTATCTCCTTATCTATTTAATTGGAAACTATCATGACTCTCCAAACTACCGAACTGAACACTCTTGATCTGCTTGACGCTCAACTGGATGATCTGAAGGATCTGCCTGAGTGGAAGACTTTCCCGGCTGGTGTTTATCTTTGCAAGCCTGCAGTTAAGTCTGAAAAGAAGAAGATTAAGAATGAAGAATGCACTGTGATTACCATCACTGCTACTCTTCTTGAAGGTGGCGTCATTGAACTGAATGACAAGGATGCAACTCCTCCTGAAGTTGGTTCGCAAACTTCTGTTCAATTCACTTGGGAAAATGAATACGGACAAGGCGCTCTGAAGAATATTCTGAAGCCAATTGCTGCTGCTACTAATGGTCAAGTCAAGAAGGTTGCTGATCTGCTTGAACTGATTAACACTGCTGATTCTCTCAAGTTTGTTATGGGTACTCGTCAAGGTAAGGCACAAGATGGTAAGCCTGCTGCGACTTTCCAACAATTCACGGATGTGATCGTTAACTAATTTGTGTTAACTTCAAGAGCCTTGTCTGTGTTAATTCATAGGCAGGGCTTTTTCGTTAGCGCAAATTCTAGGACTAATTATGCATGAATTGGTAATTGTTAAATACGGCCCCTACAAACGTAAGAAAGATGGCCGTTGGATTATCATTCTAGGTGGTAAAACTATATCTTATCCTAAATATTTATATGAAAAGCATTACAACGTTGAAGTTGTAGAGCTTATGACAGTGGATCATATAGATGGTAATCCAAATAATAATGCTATTACTAATCTACAATTATTGACTCGTGTAGATAATATTAAAAAATCTGCAACAGGTTCAACTAAAGTATATTTGAAATGTTGGGCTTGTCAAAAAGTATTTGAAAGATTGGCTGCACAAGCTAGACGAACAGCAGGTCAACGAGATTTTTGTTCGAATAGTTGCAAACGTAACTGTCAATAATCTTGGGGGTGTGTCCAAATTGGTAAAGGAAACGGATTTAAAATCCGTCGCGAATAGCTTACGGGTTCGACTCCCGTCACCCCCACCATATTTACTGTCATGACAACAGGAAATATTCTCTTCCTCGGTACTGATAAAGATGAACCATACGTCAAGAGCTTTCTTAAGCCTCTTGTTACCAGCGCGCCCGCTACTTATGTAATCACTCAAGAGATTCAATATCTTCAGCAAGTTCTTGAGTATTGCACTCGCAAGGGTGTTGATAAGATTATCACTACCAGCAAGTCTTTCTTGTGGAAGCTAGTTGAACCTGACTGGCCCACTGGAATGGGAGCTAAGCGGCCTAGCATTGATAACTATGCTGGCAGCATGTTCAAACTTCTTGATGGAAAGATTCAAGTAGTTGTTGTTGACCCGCTTAAGCAATGTTTCACTAAAACATACGGTAAGTTCATTCTTGCTAAGTATGTTAGTAAGCTAACTAATCCTGGAGATTGGTACGAGCCAACAAGTTTTACTTTCAAGGTCGCAAGTACTGTCGACGACCTTAATGAATGTTTCGAGGATTTATCAAGAGCTTTCGCAATTGCAACGGACATTGAAACTGTTAAGCATAACAGAGCAATCACCTGTGTGGGATATTGTGGCGCATTTAGAACAGCGTCTGGAAGTATTGAAACGAGAACTTATGTCATCCCAATGACATCAATGATCGCACTGTACTATGTGCGAAAGATTAATGCGCTTCCAGTTGAAAAGATTTTCCAAAATGGAAAGTATGATAACTTCTACTTCCTTCGTTGGAACGCACCGGTAACTAATTGGCTTTGGGATACTGCTCATATCTTCCATGCTTGGTATTCTGAGCTACCAAAAGATCTAGGCTTCCTGAATTCCTTTTTCCTGCGCAATGTGCAGTACTGGAAGGACCTTGCAAAGACCGGTGACAAATGGCTTTACTACAAATACAACGCACTAGACTGTTGGGCCACAATGAACGTCTGGCTCATTCAAATGAAGACAATGCCAGATTGGGCAGCTCACAATTATCGCCTTGAGTTCCCAGTTGTGTATCCTTGTCTTCTTAGTGAGATGACTGGGCTGAGGCGCGATCCAGTTAATATGCGTAATGCTATTGATAAGCGCACCAATGAATTGAACGGCTACCAGAATTCTCTGAACCGCATTCTTGGTGTTGCTCATTTCAATACAAACAGTTCCACTCAGATGGCCGCACTCTTTAAAGTTCTCGGCCTTGAACATCTGGCAGAAGTCACCAAGAAAAACAAGGATGGTGAATACATTGAAGCTGAAAGTTATGCGGATAAAATTCTAGAGAAAGCTAAGCTCGCTCATCCATTTGCTTCACGTATTGCCGGCATCATCCAAAAGATTCGGGAGCTTCGTAAGGAGCTAAGTACATATCTTCAAGAGGATGAATATGAAACAAAGCGGGACGGCACAGTTAAGCAGACGCGCGAAAAGTCTGAGTTTGAGCGAACCTTGGTTGGAGCAGCATGCGAGTCTGCACTCACTTCAGCAAATGGGAGAATACTTTATTCTCTCAATCCACACGGAACTACTACTGGCAGACTTGCCAGCGGAGAATCAGCCGGCTGGTGTGGATTTAATATTCAGAATGGACCGAGAGAAGGACCTTACAAATCTACTATCGGAGCTGAGCCAGGATTCTACATTGCTGAGTGCGATCTCAAACAAGCAGAATCACGGGACACTGCAAACATCTCTGGTGATGAAGCACTCCTCAAAGCGTTGGATTCTGAAAATGATTTTCACGCCCTTAATGCCTCAGCATTTTTCGGAGTGCCTTACGATCAGATTTTTGACAATCGGACACTTAAGACAATTAATAAGAAACTTCGAGACCTATCGAAAAGAACAAATCATGGGGCTAACTACAACATGGGCGAAGCAATCATGCTCGAAACCATGGGCGAAGAAAAAGTAGCAGAAGCTAGAAAGCTACTCGGACTTCCTGCAGCTTGGTCTCTTCTTAAAGTCTGTGGTTACTTACTGGAAAGATTCCATGCTACATATCCTAATATTGCAAAAGTATTTTATCCTTACGTGGTGCGCAGTGTTGTTGAATCTCGTATGCTCAAGTCTGCTGTGGTTCATCATGTGCGACGAACTGAAGGAAAGATCGAAAGTGAATTGGCTAGGGGCGATTGGGTTAGGTATTGTTTTGGTCATCCTGACAAGTCCAAGCGTGATCTTAACAGTTATGTTGCTCATGTCCCACAATCTTTGAATGCGAGAACGCTCAATGAAGCATACCTTAAAGTCTTCTATGACTTTGCACTCGGAAACAACGAGTTCAGGCTCTACGCTCAAATTCACGATTCCATCCTATTTGGATTTAAGCGAGGAACAAGTTCTACGTATTGTGAAGGAGTTAGAGCGGCAATGCAAATCGCTGTTACTATTAATTCATGCGACGGCCGGCGAAGAACATTCACAGTCCCTGCTGACATCAAAGCCGGAAAGTTGGGAGTTGGTGCTGAATATTGGAGTGAAACGGAATGACTGATTTATTTTATAATCAAGGAACTCCTCCAGATAAATTAATCGAGGAGTGCGCAGAACTCATTCAAGCCGTAATCAAATACAAACGATTCGGCGCTAAAGCTACTGACCCCAAGACAAATATTAGTTATGATAATGTAGCTGACATTGAAAAAGAATTCAAAGATGTAGAAGCAGCAATCGAGTCGTTGAGAGATTATTGGAAGGATTTAACGTGGGCACAAACCTGAGTGACATTAAGTACAAGCTAGATAACGAACAACTAATCCTAGCTATTCCATCCGGTCCATCATTGGATGCTTTCGAGAAAATCCTCAACCGTGCATTGAATTGTTGGCCAGATTGTCCTCCAGAATATAAGCATCTAGCCGATATCCTTATGCACGGTAAGCCCCTTCAAGATTATTATAAAGAACCAAAGCCTAGGAAAGTTTCCTTAGCTGGACAACCAACTAGCACTTAACGAGACCGCCGACCAAAGAGGAGTTCCGTGTCTATAATGCAATCATACCTCCAGTATGTGGAGAACACTGAACCACCAGTGATCTTCCATCGCTGGAGTCTACTCACTGCAGTAGGAGCATTATTAGAAAGAAATGTATTTTACGGACAAGATTATTTCACGCATTATCCTAATCTGTATGTTATGCTTCTCGGCGAAAGCGGCACACGGAAATCAACTGCAATTAATTTAGCAAAGAAAACACTAGCACTAACTGGTTACAATACATTCAGCGCGGAAAAGACAAGTAAAGAAAAGTACTTGCAAGATCTAGCTGAACAACATGAAGACCTTCAAGAAGATTTAACTTACGCAACTTTATTTGGTGACGCGGATGAAACGGATTCAAGAGTAACACCTAACTTTATCGTAGCAGGAGAATTCAATGATTTCATTGGAAACGGTAATATCGAGTTCATGTCTATTCTTGGGAATCTCTGGGATTGGAATGGCGGTCCATACGAGAATCGCATTAAGACGGGAAAGAGTATTAAAGTACCTAACCCAACGATCAGTCTTCTCGGCGGGAACACAGCTACAGGACTTAACCTTGCGTTTCCTCCGCACGCAATCGGACAAGGTTTCTTCTCCAGACTTATCTTTGTTCACAGCGCGGCGTCAGGAAGACGTATTAGAAACCCTGAATTCCCAGTTATCGATATTGCTTCAATGCTGCGCGAAGTTAAGTCAAAAGTTAAAGGAAGACTTGAATCCACAACAACAGCCGAACGATTACTTGATCTTATCTATAAGCACACAACTGACGTACCTGATACAAGATTTTCAAGTTATTCTTCACGACGTTATACGCAACTGATTAAACTCATTATCATTATCACAGCACTTGATATGAGTACAACTGTGACAGAGGATCATGTTATTCTTGCGAATACAATTCTTTGTCACGCTGAACAACTTATGCCAACTGGTCTTGGTGAGTTTGGTCGCAGCAGGAATAGTGATGTTGCTCATTCAATGATGCAATTCATTATCTCTAGAAAAACTACACTCACCACACCACAAGATTTGTGGGAGAAGTTCTCACAGGATTTGGAATCTGCTAGTCAAATGCATGATCTGCTGCACAAACTAATTAGTGGCGGCCGGATTATTATGCGAACTATTGATGCAGGTGGACATAAGGTTTCTGGATTTTTAGGTGTCAATCAATCTATCACTGTTGAAGAATCTACCAGTGAGTTTGTTGACTTTACTTTGTTAACGAAAGAAGAGCAGGAGATGAAGAAATGAGCGCACAAAATAATCCGTTCTATGGAATTGCTGCACGTGAAGGTAGGGATGAAGCTTCTCCCGATATTCCTTATACTGAGCTTACTTACTCTCAATTTGTAAATACACTTCTTAAAAAGCAATCTCCAGATTTCATGAAACTTCATTGTGCACTTGGGTGTGCAGGTGAAGCCGGTGAACTTGCAGATGCAATTAAAAAAGAAATTATCTATGAAAAGCCGCTGGATGCTAAGAATGTAATTGAAGAGTGTGGTGATCTTTTATTCTATCTTCAAGCAACTATGATTCAATATGGATTTAGTTGGGAAGATGTTATCATTGAGAATTACAATAAGCTTAGTAAGCGGTATAAAGATTTGGTTTATTCGGATAAGGCAGCGCACGAACGAGCTGATAAACAAAATGGGTGAAGCTAAACGTAAAGCTGCACTGCTAGCCGCACAACCAAAGGAACATGATGGACATGATATTCTCCGATTTGCTCTCGGAAAGTATACAGTTGAAATGTTCCCGGCTGGCTACATTGCACTTAACAAAGAACTTGCAACTGGCTACCATCCCGCACTAGAGAAGAATCTCAACAACTATCCAGTAGATGAAGTTGATATTCGCTTGGCAACGATTGCAACTTACTGTGGCATTGTTATGGATGGTGCATATCCATTAGATTCTCGGAGTGAACTATGTTCTATTCTAGCTGGACGATTGGAAATGTTGAGAGATTTAACCAAAGGTCACGGAGTGCAAGTGATCCGACCGGTACAGGAGGAACGGGATTGGAGTACTTATCTAACCAAGCCGGAGGCTAAAGATGGCACGGATTCTAACTCAGAAAATAATTAAATATACGACAGTAGAAATAGATGATGCTGAACGGCTATACTTAGTTGCAGCTCTCAGTGAGGCAAGAAAAACTAGTGGGTTATATAAAGAGAATGCAACTTTTAAAACTATAAATGATCAATTAACTGACTTACTTTGTCCTCCTATCACGCAAGAAAATGGATGACAAAACAAAAAGCCCCTTCCCGGTTAATTCCAGGTTGGGGCTTTTTTACGTCTGTAACTTTTGCGTATTTTTCTTAATTATTCTTCCGTACCAAACACAACACCACTAAGGGTTTGAGTAGCTTGACCAGTTGCAGTTAGTACATTGTTTACTGCAGCACTGAGAATACCATTACCCATTGGCGGAGTAGTGATTGTACTATTAGCTGCACCAAATGGAACAACATGAATAGTAGCACCAGCAGTATTATCTTTCAGTACAACGTTACCACCAGTAGTACCACTAGTAAGAATGTATCCCATTAAGCGGAACTTCTTACCAGCGGCCGGTGTCCAAATGGTTGTTTCACTGGCAACACTAACTGCATTCAAATTCTTGAATACATTCGGGCTCCTAGCCCTGGTAATGTTACCGCCGCAGAAAACTACCGGATAAGTAGCACCGCTATCAAGAACTTGAACGCCAGTAATCTTAAAGGTAGGTGCGACACTCGGAACACTAGTGTGATTGATTACATGGCAGCGAATCGGAAGATTGCTAGTCTGCGGAGAGACAACCAAAACAGAAGCAACCGGATTCTCAAGATCATCCACAAAGAAATACTTAGTATCACCGCGAGCAGCAACGCCAAGTAAGTGCGGTGCGCCATCCTTAATCAGCGAAGTCAAATCAGCAACTGGAACTCGAACAGTGTTCGCATAAACAACTGCGCTAAACTTACCATCAATAGTGCGCTCGAAACCGATTGCATCAGTTAACGGAGTGGAAGCAGTGTAAGCACCATTAGGAGTTCCTTGACCAAAGAATGCATTGACATTTAATGGCAGGAGACCAGTGATTGCATTAGCAGCATCTTGAGTAAGAATGGTAGCGTACTGAAGAAACGATGCGCCAACATTAATAAAATTCTCAATCGTACTAATTGCAGCAGCCGCACTAGCGAGCGCGCCAACACTTAATTGTGCGCCTCCTCCAGAAACTGCAACTGCTCCAGCACCAGCAAGCACTGGAGAATTCCAGCGATTAACTGTATCCAGTGAAGTTCCATCAAACGGATCACTAAAAATCGCATTACCTTCAACTGTGACTTGCAGATTACCCCAAGGATAAACGCGAGCAGTCGCAAGACCTTTGGTTCCAGTAAGAGTAGTCATATATTTCCTCTGAGATTATTGCGTAGGTTGAGAAAGAGTAGCTAAATCATACGGAGAACTATTGGCGCCCATTAGGATTTGCATCTTCTGAGCGAACGGATTCTTAAGTCCAGTAACAATCTTTTCAGCACTACTAGTACTGACGGACTTAATCTCATTGATCATAAACTTGTTAAAGTTCACATTCTTCCCTCCAGCTTCTGCGTATTTCTGAGCAAAGACGCCAAGTGAATTATCATCCATAGTTTGGCCGCCAATATTTGCACTCTTGATTGCTTGAGCCAACTCATCCATCTTGGCACGATCATATTGCTGATAACTGTGAACTCTGAATACTGCATCATTCACAATTGCTTCATCAATTGGGCGGCCGCCCGCAAGCCTACTAGCCGTAGCTAAACTCAGCAAATCATTTTGATACATAATACCACCTTGATTGGTTGTGCTCATAACATAACCATCACCAGTAGTAGCTTGCAAAGTTTCCGCTAGTCCAGCAAGTGGACGACTTAAAGATGAATGTTCAATCCCTTGCAACAAAGATTCCCAAACATTACCACCATTAGCAATCTTACTAACAGTATCCTTCATACCTCCAAAAAACTTAGTGAATGCATTCACAATAGGAACATCACTAAGAGAGTTAGGAAGAACAGTTACGGAGCGCGGATTAATATCGCCTCGGCTGTACAGATTAGTTTGCAAGAGATTGCTTGGCAATCCATACAGCAATAGGTCACCGAGATTTTTTCCTGCAATTCCATATGCCGCATCATAAGCATCTGTGTGTCTAGTGTTGCCACTAGCTGTGCCAATAATGTGCTGATTGATTGCTTGGAAAGCCGGAAGCCCATTAATTCCAAAGAAGGTTCCTTGAAGTCCAAGCAGCATTGCCGCATCTTTTCTAGATCCTTCACTAACATACCGGAACATCTGCTGCATGAGATTGAACTGGTAAGTTTGGAATAATCCAACGGCTTGGCCAATAGGTCCTTGAAATACAAATGGCCTTTGACTAGCAATTGTATTTCCTTCCACTCGGTTTACATGAGTATTAATATAAGCATACTGTTCAGCTTGAGACATTTCACCGCTTTTCACAAGCGGATCCGTGAGCTGTTTCATTCCCCAAGCTGTTGCGAAACGATTCATATCTTCCGCATGCTTATTGCCAGTAACAGTTTCTCCTTTCTTCGTAAGATCATCCATCGCATCTTTAGCTTTTTGCAGCCTCTGGCTAAGTTCTTGCGCAGTGGATTCAGTACCGGTAAGTGTAAGCGAATCCAGCATGTCCTTGAATTGAGTACCAATATCTTTAATGGCACCAATCCTTTTGAACAATTCTAGGTTAGCTTTCTCTACCGGATCATTACCAACGACCGCCTTAAAATAAGCAGCAATGCCATTAGCATTTAGTTTAGCTGCACTGAATACTGGATCGCCATTACCAGTCACATCATTAAATGCAAGCTTGGTAAGCTTACCAGCAATCTCCTCATTACCTGCCATTGCATTTCGGATGAGAGAATTCAATTCAGTCATGCGCAGAATATTAGCACCAACTGCATTAGTAACAGCGTTCAGCGGATCAAGGCCAAGAACAACCTTACTGAGAATGCCATTTGCAGTGCTAATAAATTTACTCAAAACACCAGACGGGAGTTTCGTGTTAACGAGTAATTGAGTGGCCGCATCTTGATAGCCAGTATTGAGACCATACTTTTGAAGAGTGCGATTGATATTTTCAATACCATACGCAAACTCTTTGCTATCCACGCCGCCTTTCATCCCATCCCAAATATCACTGATCTTACTAACTACTTGACTGACTGCACCGTCAGCAGCTTTATTCACGCTGTACCATAACGGATTTTCATTCGCACGGCTCAGGTTAAGTGCGGTTTTAATGTAGCTGAAATACGGATTCTTTGCCGTAGCTTCAAGTGCTGCAATATTTCCTCCGATCTTGCTCGTATCGAAAGCTCCATAATACCGGGCTTGATCTTCAAGCCAATCAAACTGCGGTTGATATTTCGCACGAACTAACTCCCTAGTTTGTGTTTCAATCTTCCTTGCATGATAATCTTCAAAGTCCTTAACAATAGCTTGAGGATCAGTCTTCAGATAATAATCCGAATAGATACCTTCCCGCTTCATGCTACTGTCAATGTAGTTTTCCGAAAGAGTGCGATCCCAATCAAATGAGCCGCGCGCCTTATAGAATTCTTCAGCATCTTGTTTGGTGAAGATATCCAAATCCGGACGAGCAGCTTTAGCCTTATCAATAAGCGCTTCCAGCCTTTCAGCATTCTGAGCAAAGATCATGCTAGTGTGACTTTGACCAGTCACCTTAGGATCTTTCACGAATGCAATGAATTTATAGTCCTGCGGATTAGGAGTAATCGGACGGAACACATCCAGTTGCTTAGTAAGTTGCCTACCACTGTTAGTGGCAATCTCATTACTAGCTTGAGTGTATGTGTTACTTTGCTTGATATGCTGCTGCAACATATTCCAAGCTTCATCATGCTCCACTGGAATAAAGTGCGGCTTACCGCTATTATCAATCAAGTCCTGAATGAGTTCCATAGTAAGTGGTTCATCCGGAGTCTTGGCCAACTCCTTCATAACTGCAGTACTAACTAATCCACGCTCGCCACTATCAAGAACTTGTGCAACATATTCCAAATCTGTCCTAGAAGCTTTTTGAGAAAGAGATGCCCATTCGATAGCTGCACCATTATTTCCAAGAAGCCTAGTCTTATCACCACCAATAGCTTCAGCAAAAGATTGCTTCAATTCAACCGTAGCCTTCTGGACTACTTGGCCAATCTTGCTGACAACACTACCGAGACTTCCTTGGTTAGGATTACTGAACGTGAATAGTCCTGCACCAGTTCCACGAGGGTTACTGGCAGCAAGCATATCATTAGTAATCTCCGGAAGCTGATCGTAATAGTTAGGAAGATTCTTAGCGATCACCCTATCAGTTGCTTCCTGCGCAGCATTCTGCAGTGACTTAAAATAAGTCATCGCATCAACTACATTACCATTTACATCAGAGTAGTCACGAGCCCGCTTAGTAACTTTAGCAAAGCTAGGCATAAAACGAGGATCAGTTTCTTCGCCCTTGACCGGCTTAAGTCCTTTGCTCTCCAAGAATTTAGCATAATCATCAACTCCGGATTGCCAGGCTTGATAATCGGCCGCGCCGTATTCGCCAGTCCCTTCAAGAGCACTAATTTTAATATTGGTGATCTTACCAATCTTATTGTTAACCCAATCCTGAGCTTCACTCAAATCAGCACCAGCACTGAAGGGAGTACCAGTCTTTAGTGCGCTCTTTTGAAGTTCCCTAGCTGCAACTTTTTGTTGACCAATAATAAAATCTTGCATCTCCTTCTGGGACGCAAAACCATTTTTAACAATCTTACCTTCAGAGTCAACAATATTCAGATCAAGCTGACCATCTTTGAATGCGCGTTGAAGAACTGGAATGTCTAACTGGCCAACATTGCTACCTTCCTTCAGCGGCTTCATTAACGTGGAAGCCCAAATATAACGAGCTTCAGCTTCCATGCTACCAATCTGACTAGTCAATGGTAACCTAGAAGCATCCCACAAATCTTCAGTCTTAAATCCCTTACCGCTCACATACGCTAGAACTTTCTGGCGGAGATTCTGTGTGCCCGACTCCGAGAGAGTATCCGCGATATTGTAAACTGCAGGCTTCGTATCGAGGACTTTACCTGCGCCTTCTCCGGTGAGTTGCCAATAGTGAACTTGTAATTCCGGTGGCGCCGGAACTTCGGGAGGCAATTTGTTGAGTTCACTTTCAACCTTAGTCTTTCCAAGAACGCTAGTAATTTCATCAGTGTCAATAATGCGAGCAGTGATATTATCTGCAGCATCACCAACATTCAAATCAGCAACCATGTTTCCAAGTCGCTGTTGATTACCGCTGACAAGCTCTAGAGTTTTGCTGCGCATTTCATTATCGATGCGAATATTCCTAGCATCCAGAGCTTTAATTTGCTCAGCATAATTCGGATTACCAGGATTCACATCTTCAGGAATAGTCTCCCGTTGGCGAGCAAGTGCAGCGATTTCGAGATCGGTATTACCAGTCTCGCGAGCAATTTCCCTGGAGCCAAACGGACGAATATCCTTGACAATCTCATTCGTGGCTTTATTAATCTTTCCAATAGTGGAAGCAGCACTAAATGCTCCACCGATTGCTCCTTGAAGTAAACCACCGGTTGCAATGTTCCAGGCGATATCACTTGCATCTTGGTCTCGCAAAATAGGAGATGCATGCATAGTAGTCTGGACAGCAGTTTCAAATGCAATACCTTCCAGAACATTTTGATATACTCCAGAGGCAAGTGCCTTAACTCCAGCACTTTGCAGAGAACTATACATTGCCTGACCAGATGCAATTTCCTTTGCAGACTGGGCAATATAGTTATCAATACTTGCAGTACGCAGTCCGAGCGCGGTTGCAAGATTCTCTCCAATTAAACCAGTCTTAGCTAAGCCAAGTGCTTTCTGACCAGCATTTAAAATCTTAATACCAGCCGTACCAGGAACAAAACTTCCCATAAGGAAGCCCATCATATCAGCACCTTGTTGGTGTTCCTGATAGTACTGCCCTAAATCACTATCAAGTCCACTAACAAAAGCTGCAGTGTCTCGTTCTTGGTTATCCAGACCAAACAGATTACCAATCTGAACACCAGTATTGTAAAAGGAGTTCAGTCCGGAAAGAGCACTAACTGCAAGAAATTCAGGCGCATGCATAACAGCATCGCCAACATCCGCAAACCAGGAAGTATTATTACTCCCTAGATTGTGAAGGTTGGCGGCGCGAAGATAATCTGGAACCTGCGTTTCCGCAGGAGTGCCAGGAGAAAATAATGCATCAGTTCCATCAAAAGACATTTGGTTTCCTTTACGCAGTCAACGTGATCTGCGCGTAGTTGCGGAATTAGCGAGTATGACCAACAAGAACAGAACGAGGATTTTCAACAATACTTTGATTAATAGCGCTCATGCGCATCATCATTTCTTTAACTTGAGTCTCATTAGTCCAATCAACAGTACCGACATTACCAATGTTACCACCGAACATAATTCCATTAACTGGAGTCACATAGCTAGGCGGCGCAGCAATACCAAGTTGATTGATCTGCTTAGCTTCAAAGTTAAATTGCTGACCAATACCGTACATTGCGGACATGTTATTGGCAGCTTCATTAAGGGTGATCTTACCATCTTTAATTGCTTGAACAGCTTGACGAGCAACTTGTCCAGGAGAACTAAGATCAACACCAGCCTTAGATGCAGGAGCAATAACAATCTGATAGAAAGGAGAATCCTTGTAACCAGGAATGTTCTCAGCTAATTTATCAATAGGAGGTAAGTAATACAGAGATGTAGGAGAATCAACGTGCTGTGCTTGAGATTGCATTCCTTTGGCAACAGCTTGATTAATCATATCCTCTGCACCCTTCGTATCCTTCGCAGCAATCAATTGCTTGTACTGCGGAGTAGCCATTACTTGTTGTGCAGTAGTCTGAAGGAATGCAACAGTAGGTTGCGCACTCGGACCAACAACTGGCTTATACGAAAGAGTTTCAAGAGCATCAGCCGCACTAGTTCCAAGGACGCGGCCACCGATTGCATCACTACTATTTGCAACTTCAAAAGCTTTCTTCCAGCGAGGATCAAGAGGAACCTTGCCATTGATAAAAGCCTGGAACTTGCCATCCGGAATATCCCAAGCTTCAGGATTATTCGGATACATTAATTGCAAACCTTTTCTCAGCTGGCCAACAAGATAATCATTAGCTCCATTCTTTTCCTTTTCAGTCTTACTCTGAAGCGCAAGACGTTGCTTTTCCAAATCAAGTTGCTCATTAGCAATATCCAATCGCTTTTGAGCTTCCTCAACTTGGAATGCCTTGCTATCCGCATCAGTCTTTGCAGCCTGAATTTGGATATTTCTCCAAGACATATTTTGAATTGCTTCAATACCTTGCGTATTAGCAGCAATACCTTGGCGGCGAAGAATTTCAGCAGTCTCTTGAGCCTGAGCAACTGCAACCTGAGTTTGAGCTTCCGCAGCAGCTTGACTAGTAACTGTTTGAATTTCAGTTAGAGCCTTAGTGCGACTGTCGATAAGCTGATTAGTATCTTGAATGAATTGCTCAGCAGTATTCGCTTCAGTGGCCGCGCCATTAAAGGTATTGATATCATCATTAATTGTCAGCTTATTGCTAAGCCACTGGAGAGGATCATCGAAGAAACTAACCGATCGTTTCTGAGCAATAACTGCAGCTGCATCACTAGCACGCTGACTAGCATCCAAGAAAGTTTGCTGAGCTTGATATTGTTGCGCAGATAAAGTGCCATCAGGATCAACACCCAAAGCATGGGCATAATTCTGAATAGCTGTCTGTGCAACTAACGTACCAGCATTCTGAGTCTCTTTAATAGTTTTAGTGGCACTAGCAACAGTAGCGGCGCGCGCATTACTTACATCATAGCTAGCTTGAATAGCAGCATTATTTGTACGAATTTGTTCAGTGGCCGTACCAATATCACCCTGAGCCATAGTGGTCAAAGTATCAGTATTTGCCACATCATTCATAATATCCGCAACAGGATCACTCATGCGAATTCTCCTTCTTTTGCATTCCTAGTGTGCTTAAGATATTGGCCAAGAAGCCAGCAGAATCCATAAACACTAGCAGAAATTAGTTGACCCGTAGCAGTGTTTCTTGCGCTCTTAACACCATAGAGGCTAGCCAAGAACTCAGCACGACTATTAAAAATACTAGCGACAATACGGCTTCGTAAGCAGAACGGTTTCGACTTAAGCAAAGCAACTGTAGGACGAGCCCAAATGTAATAGCCGTCAAGTAAATCAGATCGATACGACTGAAAGACTCGAAGACCTGGAACATAATATTCCTTAGGCATACGACCTTGTCGCAGCAGTTCAGTGCAGATAATCCAGCCAGTATTATCAGCAACATTCTTTACAAGGCCAGATGCGGGACCAGCAGCATTAGCAATGATATCTTTAGCACTACCACCTTTTTCTGCGGCTCCAACAATATCCCCAGTACCCATGCCGCCAATAGCGTCAGACCAAAGAACATCTTGATTTCCAGCTTTAACATCCTGATTTAAATCTGCTGCGCCATATGCAGCTAATGCAGCCCAACCAGCAGTTGCACCTAAACCTTCACCAAATCCAGCTGCAGCATCTCCACCAACTCCACCAGCAGCAGAATCTACAACAGCTCCTGCGCCAGCACCACTAGAATCTACACTAATTGCTTCAGGAATAGTATCTGCAACTGCAGCATCAGTATAGCCAGCAGGAAGTGCATTAACACTTTCAGCACTTCCACCTAATGCAGAATATGCAGCATCAGTACCAGCACTAGAATATCCAGCATCATTAAATGCTTGATTAAGTGCTTCAAAAACTTGACTGTTATCTGCAGTCGTAGCAGTAACATTCAGATTA